TCACCGTTTTCCTCCGGTGTTTCCGTTGGCCGCTGGGCCGGAGAGCATAAAGTCATTCCCGGGCATATCGGGGAACCCGCGGAAATTGTCCGTGTTTGCAAAAACCTCTCTGCAGGTTCGAAGCGTCTGATCACATGTTCTGCCCGCGGGATCTACGCCGCAGCGCGCGTCACCGAGTTGCGCATCGCATTGCCGCTGAAGCACGCGGCCAATCGGTCGTTCTAAATCTGCTTTCAGCGAAACAAGTTCAGCCTCAAACTGTCCATTTGAGGCGCTTTGGATTTCGCTCAAATACCCGCTCCAAAGATGGATTTGGCCGAGATCGGGGTGCTGCCAATCCGCGCGCGAAACTTCGACGCGGCAGCCATTCCACAGCCCGGCTTTCAGATCACCCACATCAATCGCCTCACTGGAAAGCGCGCCGCTTGCCTCAGCGCGGCCAGGCTTCAGCCCAAGACTTTGCGTGAACGACCCGCCCGCAAGCGCTGCCCCTGGATCATAAACCTCACCGTCGACACGGATCGGTTGATCATGATCGGTAAGGCGTAACTCAAAACCATCACGGCGGATTAGCTTCCAGCACAAACACACGGTCAGCGCATCTGAGGTGAGCCGCGCTTCAAGATCTGAAGATATCTGTTTCAATGAGTCTCTCTAGTGAATTTCGACGAGGCCAACACTCGCAATGCGCCCAGCGCCAAAGGCTTCAATCACGGCTTGGATTTGGTCACTTTCAAAGCGCACAGCACAATCAAATTCAAACCCGGCAGAAACCGTCACACCAGCGGCGGGCGGGCTCTCGAAGTTTAACTCGCCAGTGCTTGTTTCCAGAGACCAGCCGCTGGCGATTGGATTGCCATCCATCGCCAGCACAACTGAGCCAGCTACAGGCTTTGTGATTGGTCTCGTAACCTCGCCATGGACTTTCTGAAGTTGGAACGATTGGGTTGTTCCATCCCCTATTCCCAACACCTGATCGGTCTCGCTGATCGTATTTCCAGGGGCGGCGCTCGAGAAATCCAAAGGATCGCGGAAGCGAAACCCGAACAGGCGTCCGGCGCGTGCTTCGAAGAAAGCGACCAATTCCTGAAGCCGCGCAAGGTCAGTGATCGCCCCGCCAACATCCCATCGACGCCTGGCTTGCGACCAGGTGGTGTTTCGAAGCTCGTGTCCGCTGGCGAGGGTGATGATCTCAGAGCGGCGCTCTGGTCCGCCAATCGCACCTAGCGCCAATCGCATCGGAAATCGGACATCGTGAAAGCCGTTCATGCGTAACGCGCGCCCCGCGCCGCCGCTGCTGCCACAAGGGTGGCAACTGACCCCGCCGCGCCAAAACCAGAAGTCTGCGGCGCGCTTTCACCGAATGACATGTTCAAATTGAACGTTTGCCCAACTTGATTCAATCCAGACTGCGTCAGCACAGCCTCAGTCAAAATGCGCGCGAGGTCCGCGAGAATGGTTTGGGTCATGCGCTGGAAATCAAGCTCTCCCGAACGGGCCGCTTGCTTCAAAACTTGCTCGATATTTTGACCCGCACGCGTGAACGCCTCTTCAAGGGCCTGCGCCGCTGAGAGCCCCGGACCATCAACAAATTGCGCAAGACTCTGACTGGCCTGATCGAGGCCGGTTTCAAATTCATCCATCTGGATATTCCTTCATTAGCTCGTGCAAGTGTTCGGGGTTGAAAGGCGTGCCGTTTCCGGCAGTGAGCCAACGCCACTCTTTCAATGACAGCGCCCAGAATGCGCTGGGGCTGAGCCCGACTGAAAGCGCGCTGCGAAACATCTCAGCCCAAGGCAGCACGAAACGCCTCACCAATTGCGCGCGCGGCAATGCCAGGCGGCACAGCGCTGAGGCGCTCCTCCTCAAGGTCCTCTGCAAGCAGGATCCGAAGCACGCATCGCATCTCTAACGCTGAGAGGCGCTTCAAACGCGCGACAAGTTCAGAAAGCGAGGCGCACGCGAACGCCGATTCCAGCTCGGCAAGTCCGCCCAGCGTCAAACACAATCTGTACGACACGCCATCAATATCGATCTCTGTTTCACCGCGCGGGGCGTTCATGACAACGCCTCAAAGGTCAGCAGTCCGGCACTTTCCAGGTCCACCGCAAACCCCATTTCCACGTCATAGGCTCCTGTCCACTTCAATTCGCGAATGTGAAAAGCGGCGGTCAGGACGCCCATTCCGGGGATGACCAATTGCCAGCGCGACTGGACACCCGACATAAAGATTTGCCGCATGCGCTCGTCACTTGCAGCGTCTTTGAACACGCCTTGGCCACGAACGCGCGCGGTCTTGATCCCAGCGCCGCTGATCAATTCCCGCCACCCTTCCGGGCTATCGGCTGCGGTAGCATCGACGGAGCCCGCATTCAGCTCAATCTCCGTGCTGCGGATTCCGGCGAGCGTTTCAAAGGCTTCAGGAATGTTGCCATCTGAGATCTTGATGAGGACATCGCGTCCGCGTTGACCGGCCATGTCAGATCGCCTCCGTGTGAATGCGGACGCGCAAAACGCCGCGGAAAATTGTCTGATTTTGGGTGCGCATCACATCACAATAATTGGACATGATCAGGATCACCCGCTGGTGCGTCAGACTCAGATCCAACCGCTCAATCGCGGCGCGTAATTGCCCGAGCACTGACTTTGCTTCTCGTAAGCCACCATATCGAGAGAAGGTGGCGAATTGAAATTGATGTTCAAAACTCGATGTCTCGGAGGCGCTGGTATCGGACGTCTCATGACGCTCAAGCACCGCATACGGATAATGGGGTCTGCGCGTTTCATCATCATACAGACGAATGGGCGTTCCGAAGGTGGGTTCCAAAGATTCGTCACTGCGCAAACCCTCCAGAATCGCCTCGACGAGCTCCGACGCGCTCGACGCGAAAAAGCCATCGGCGCTCATAGCCGAACCTCTTTTCGCGCATTCAAAATAGCCTGCACCTCGGCCGGCACACCGATGTCACTGGTTGCAATAGATCCGTCGCCAGGCCGCGCGCGGTAGATCGCGCCAACCAATCTCAACACGGCTTCCTGGAGATCGTCTGGAACCTCTTCTGCCGCGCCAAAGCCGGCTTCAAAACGCACCACGACCCGTTCGCCTGAAGTCAGCCCCGGAAGCATGCTCCAGGGCCGAAGCCGCAATCGACCGCAGTCGATCTGAAACCGCTCTGACACATCTGTTTCAGCACGGTCAGCATCATGGACATCGACCGAGACCAGGCTGCGAATGGGCGAGACCGGCAACCTGGCGCCTCGCCCTGAAATTGCCTGCGGCCAGTGCAACCAGGTTAATTGCAAGGTCTGGCGCACAAGGGCCAGACCTGCAATTTGCTCCAACCTTTTGGTTGCAGCATCGACCAAGTCTAAGACCAGATCGTCTTCACCGCTGTGGCCAATTCTTAGATAGGCTTTCGCGGACGCAAGCGACACAGCCGGTTCGTCCGGCGGCACCATCACCGTCAGTTGGGTCATCATTTCACTTTCGAGACTTGGAAGAATTTGGCGTCCCCGAAGGGGCCATGAGCCGCGCTAAAACAGCATCACTTTGATCGCATCGAAGTTCTGTACGCCTCCGCCGACGCGTTTCGTCGTGTAGAACAGGACATATGGTTTTAGAGAAAACGGATCGCGCAGAACGCGGGCGCCCTGGCGGTCTGTGATCAGATAACCGCGCCGGAAATCACCAAACGCAATGGCCGGTTCACCGTCTCCAATGTCCGGCATGTTCTCAATTTCCGTGACCGGATAACCGAGAATAGTGGCCGTCTCGCCGCTTGCCGAAGGTGACCAGATATAGCGGCCGTCGCCATCTTTGAGTTTTCGCACGGCTGCTGCGGTCCGGCGGTTCATGACAAATCGACCATTTGAGCGGAACTGAGACTTGGGCGCATGGATCAGATCGATCAGCTGATCCCCTGCATTGGCTTGCGTGAAATCGCCATCGACAGAACCAATCTTACCCCATGTGTGCGTGCTTTCGGTTACGATGGGGTACTCTAAAACACCCTTCGGTTTGTTGACGCCATCACCGGTGATAAAGGCGCTGCTCTCTTGCTGACTGAACGCGGTTTCCACCTCTTCCGCGAGCCATTCATCAATGTCCGCATAGGAATCTTCAAGCAGCGCCTGCGTTGCTGCAGGCATAGAGTAGAGCTCCCCTGCCGGGAACTCGAGCAAGGCAAAGCCGTCTGAATAGGCCTCTCGGCGCGACTGCGTTTCAGTGGCCCAATCGGCCGCCACCCCGAGCGACACTGGCTTGCGATAGGTACCCGCAGAGGTCTGCCGCACCGTCGCGATCTGGCGCATCGGCGAGGCCTGCATCAACCTTGATTCAATCAATCGATCGAGTTCCGGGGGCGCGAGATATCCGCCTTGCGAGTCGCTCACAGAGCTGAACGCTTTCGTGTCCAGACGCGCGAGACCGCTTTCGTCGCCATTGCGCAAGTATCGCGACCAAGCCGCATTTTGCTCCCGGGTTTCCGGCGCCGCTTCGCTTTCCGGCGGCCGCGCTGATTTCAAGCTGAGATAGTCGATGCGTTTATCGAGCTTGCGAAGCTTTTCATCGAGAAGCGTATCGGCAGAACTCTTCGATTCAATCTCGGCGAGCCGCTCATCATTGGCCTGTTTATAGGCCTCGAACGTGGCCATCATTTCGGCGGCGAGCGCTTTCGCACTCGTGTTCACCGTTTTCACTTCTTTGCTCATTCTTTCTCCTATTGAACTGAACCAGAAACGACTTTGAACCGCGCGGAAGGCAGCATCGGATCAGCAACCAATGACACTTCCACAAGGTCGATTTTTGAGAGCAGCCGTCCGCCGCCTGGACGGACTGTCCAAACCCGCGGCCGAAACCCAATCGACAAACCATCGAGGCCATTGCGCACCAGGCAAGCGGCAGATTTTTCATTAATCAGCCCACGGACGAAAAGCCCGCGACCGTCTTCAAGAACCCGCACCCATTGCCCGATGATCGACCCGGATCGATGCTGAAGCAGCATGGGTAGCGGATGATTGCGCGCGGCCCCTGAAAATGCCCCAGCGCGCACCACGTCGCCCGATAAATCTTCGACACCAAATACGGATGCATAGCCTTCGATTAAGAGGGCGGCATCAGACCTGCGCTCAGCGCTGATTGCCAGCGCGCTCAAAGCTTCTCGACCTTCGTCTCGATCCGGTCGAGCTGCGTGCGCATCGCTTCAAGTTGCGCCTCAACGCGTGCTAAGCGTTCGCGAACGGGCTCTGCTTGCTCCGATTGGCGCTCCAAAACGTCGATCCGCTCTATTGTGGCGCCCGCCCATAGCAACCCGCCCGCCGATTCAACAATGATCGCGGCGAGCAGCGCTAGGCTGACCTTCTTTTCAATCGTCATCCGAGCCCCAACAGCTCGCGCTTTTCGTCTACGCTGAGGAAATCAGCGGCGGACACCCGCGCCCACAAAGCCTCTCGGTCTGCCGCAAAGGCTGGCGCTTTTTCCAAGTCTGGTTCGATCTCCACCCCATCGAACCGCCCCCGTAACCAGACCGTCAGAGCGTTCCCGGTTTTTTGAACCAGCGGCAAAATCGTCATTCGCCAGAATGCGATCTGCGCCTCTTTATAGGTCGAGTAAGTGTTATCCCCTGGGATCCCCAGCAGCATTGGCGGCACCCCAAAAGCGAGCGCGATTTCGCGCGCGGCCGTGTAGCGCGTTTCGGTGAAATCCATTTCCACCGGCGACAGGCTCATCGGCTGCCAGTCCAATCCGCCTTCCAGCAAAAGCGGGCGGCCAGCATTCGCGGCCCCGGCATGCTCGTTTGTCAGCTGGTCTTTTAGCCGGTCGAATTGGTCATCGGTCAGGCGCGCGCCATCCTTGCCATACATTAAGGCGCCGGATGGCCTGGCCGCATTATCGATCAACGCCTTAGCCCAGCCGGCGGCGCCATTGTGAACATCGAGCGACTTGCGCGCCGCAGAGAGCGGTGACAGCCCATAAGTGCTATCACTTGGATGGTAGAGTTTCATATGCAGCACAGGCGACCAACCGTCCGGTTCGCGGGCAATGAGCCGCTCCCCGCGTTTCAGTTTCACGCCATAGCCGGTGATCTGGCCAACCTTATCCTTCCGAACCCGCACGGAGTCTGGTCGCAAGCTAAACAAACCTCTCGGCTTAGTTTGCTCAGGAAGCGTCACAGCCTCCAGCCAAGCGTTTCCGGTGATTTGAATGTCGGTATACAACCTCTCAAACAGGGTTTGCCCGGCCTCATCGGCAGACGGCTCTAACATCATCGATTGGACGCGCTCATCTGATGCTTGAAAGGCGATCGACGCAGCGGCTTCTGCGATCATCCGCACGCAGCGATACACGACCGCGTTTCCAGAATATCCATCCCGCACCAGAGCGGCCGGATCAGTTTTGCCCCATGCGGTGGTCGGCAAATGCGACAGTGCAATCAGCGGCAGGGCGGTTTTCACACTCGGGTTTGACCAAGGCAGCTTCATTATGGATCGCTCGAGGCCTCCTATTGTTCTCAACGCTATCCAATCTATTGTCCCAGCAGCCCCGTCGGACTGGTTTCCAGTTTCTTAAGTCTTTTCCGGTGTTTTGAGGCGAAACCGATGGGTTGGATCCCCGTTTTGACCGGATCAGTAGATCAAATACCCACACTAGAGCGGCTATTCATAAGGGGGCTTGATGCTCGGACGCGTAATTTCTGTTGCTAATTCCAAAGGCGGTGTTGGCAAAACCACGACCACTGTTTCACTCGCTGAAGCTTTTGCGGCGGAGGGCTACAAAACGCTAGTGGTCGACCTCGACAGCCAAGCAAATGCCTCTCTCCTGATCTATGGCGAGAATGGCGATGAGCGGCTGTATGACGCGATCCGCAACTATACCAATGTCTCCGATTATCTTCGTGAGAACTTTTTGGGTGAATGTTTCGCCCATATGACGAAATTTATCGTGCCTCAGGCGAGTGATGTCACCTTCATGGGCAAACCGCTCGATCTGTCTCTGGTTCCAGCTACCCCGGGTCTGAGACGTGCCGAACGCGAGCTGATTTATATCCTCACTGAGCAAGGCTATTCGATGACGGCGATTGAAGGCCGCGTTGGCCTGCGCCTGCGACAAGATATGGCCGATCTTCGCAAAGAGTATGATGTCGTCATCTGCGATTGCCCGCCGGGAATTTCCGCGATGACGGAAGCCACGCTATCCGCCTCTGATCTGATCATTGTGCCGACCATTCCAGATTTCATGTCGACCCTCGGCCTCGACCTATTCACTGGAGACATTATCGACAGCTTGAAGAAGCGCGGACTGAACAACCGCCCTGTCGTCTTGCCAACCAAGTATGATGGGTCTGCGCATCAAGGGATTGTTCTGGAAGCGATGCGCGATGGCGCGGCTGATCCAGACAGCGAGTATGACATCTTCCAAACGGTGATCCCGCAAAAACCAGAGTTTGCAGCAAACCCGGTTGAGCTGGGCGCAAACCCAACGCTCGCACAAAAATGGCCGGGCGACGCTTTAACCACGGTGAATATGCTATATCAGGAAGTCCAAGCGCGACTCACCGCGCAGACGACCAACGCAGCGGCTTAG